AAAATAAAGCATATTATAGGAGATTAAACAATGGATATTAATGCAATCAAAGCAAGGTTATCGCAACTTCAAGACTCAAATACTCGTGTAAGCAATCTATGGAAGCCGCCCGCTGGGCAGACTCAAATTAGGATTGTACCATATTTGCATAATAAAGACAACCCATTTATTGAGTTGTTTTTTCATTATCAAATTGGATCGAAGAACTATCTTTCACCAATTTCAAACGGTCGTCCAGACCCAATCGAAGAGTTTTCTCAAAAACTCAAAGAAGGTGGTAGTAGAGATGATTATCAAATTGGTAAAAAATTGGAAGCAAAAATGAGAACTTTTGCACCAGTTGTAGTTCGTGGTCAAGAATCTGAAGGTGTTAAGTTTTGGGGTTTTGGAAAGACGGTTTATCAAGAACTACTTTCTATTAATACAGATCCTGATTACTTTGACATTACAGATTCTATGAATGGTCGTGATATTGTAGTTGAATTTAAAACTGCTGAAGAACTTGGTACGGCTTTCCCTAAAACAAACATTAGGGTTAAACCAAACCAAACTCCAATTACAGAAGATGCAAGTCTTATGGAAAAACTTTTGAATAATCAGAAGAATTTGAGTGAAATCTATAAAGAACAATCATATGAAGAATTAACTTCAGTTCTTGAATCATGGATTTCAGGAAAATCAGACGATGAAGGTAGTGAAGAAACTAAAAAAGAATCTTCAAAACCCACCTCACCTGCACCAGCTGCTGAAACCAGTACAACTACTGTTTCATCTGCAGCAGATGCATTTGACGATCTATTTAATAGTTAATAACATAAATTCGGGGGATGGTAACATCCCCCAATTTTAATTTAGGAGTTTTATATGAGTACAAGAGACGATCTTGCTGCTATATTAGCAGAAAATTTAAACAAACAATTTAAAGATACCGATCAAGTTGCCTTTTTCTTAGATAGTGGTGCTGGAACACCTACCGATATCAAAGATTTTATTTCAACAGGTTCTACATTATTAGATTTAGCAATTGCTAATAAACCTAATGGTGGAATTGCTGTAGGTAGAATTACAGAAATCAATGGGTTGGAATCAAGTGGTAAATCATTAATTGGTGCACACATCTTAGCTGAGACTCAGAAAAAAGGTGGTGTAGCAGTTTATATAGATACTGAAACATCAGTTAGTCAAGACTTTTTAAAAGTTATTGGTGTAGATGTAAGTAGTATGCTATATTTACATTTGGAAACGGTTGAAGATATATTTCAGGCTATAGAACATATAGTAGCTAAAGTTCGTGAATCAGATAAAGATAGGTTAGTAACAATTTTAGTTGATTCAGTAGCAGCCGCATCTACGAAAGTAGAAATGGAAGCAGATTTTGATAAAGATGGTTGGGCTACTGCTAAGGCTATTATTATTTCAAAGGCTATGAGAAAAATTACTCAAATGATAGGGCGACAGAAAGTTGCTTTAGTGTTTACAAATCAGTTAAGACAGAAACTTGGTGTTATGTTCGGAGATCCGTGGACTACGAGTGGTGGTAAAGCATTACCATTTCATGCATCTACAAGAATTAGATTGAAAAACAAAGGTCAGATTAAAGATGCTAAAAAGAATGTTATTGGAATGACGATTCTTGCACAGGTTATAAAGAATAGATTAGGACCACCGTTAAGAAAAGCGGAGTTTCCTCTTTATTTTGAAAGTGGAATTGATGATGTAGGTAGTTGGTTAACTGTAATGAAAGATTACAAACTTGTAAAGCAAGCTGGAGCTTGGTACAACCTTACTGATAATTTAGGAAACGAACACAAATTTCAATCTAAAGATTTTAAGCAATTACTTGCTGATGTTGATGGTTTAAAAGAACATTTATATGAATTGATATGTGAAAAATTAATTTTAAAATATAATATAGATGAATTAGGGATTGATGATGTTGTGATGACTGAGGATGGATCGGATGAACTCTAATGATTATGTATCAATTTTAAATCAGATTAAAGATAAATCAAAAGTAGATATTCACGGCGGTGATGTAGACGATAAAGTACTTCTCATAGATGGATTAAATACGTTTATCCGAGTCTTTAGTGTATTTCCAAGCACCAATGAAAATGGAATACACGTAGGAGGAATTGTTGGGTTTTTTAGAAGTATAGGTTATGCAATTCGAATGTTAGCACCAACGAGAGTGGTAATAGTATTCGATGGTAAGGGAGGATCTACACGTCGCCGTAAATTTTATCCAGAATATAAAGAACGTAGAAGAGGTAGTATACGGGTTAATAGAGCTGAAGGATTAGATTCTGACGATGAAAAAATAAATATGATAACTCAATTAAAGCGGTTATTAAATTATCTTGAGTTGTTACCTATAAGTGTTGTATCAGTAGATAATATAGAGGCGGATGATGTTATAGCATATTATGTAAAGAATAAATTTAAAAAATCTATAATAATGTCAACCGATAAAGATTTTCTACAATTAGTTTCAGATACTATAAAAATTTGGAGCCCAGTTAGGAAAAAATTATATGATGTAGATGCTATTGTAGAGGAATATAAAATTCATCCTAAAAACTTTATATATTATAAAATATTAGATGGAGATAAATCTGATAATGTAACTGGTGTACCGAGATTTGGATTAAAAACTATTATAAAGAAGTTTCCTGAATTAATAGAAGAAGAAGATTATACTTTAGATAGGTTAAAAGCAAAGTTAACAGAGCATGAAGAATTGATTGATAGAAATCATAGATTAATGCAACTTGAAGATGTAGATATTAGTGGAACAACAAAGGTGAAGTTATTAAATCATTTGGATAATAATAAACCTCAATTACAAAAGTATAATTTTGAAAAATTGTTTATGGAAGATCGGCTATTTACTAATTTACCTAATATTGATAGTTGGCTTAATCAACATTTTTTAAGATTAGATGGATATATGAAAAAATAAAAGTTTATCGTGGGCAGAAAAAGAATATATAATACTGAAGATGAAAAGCTTGAAGCTCAACGCCGTTGGAATATGGAATATTATGATCGTAATAGAGATTTGATTAGAAAAAAAGCAGTAGCTCGATATAGAAAGAAAAAAATAGCATTAGTACGAAAAGATTTATACGGAGAAGATTAAATTAGTGGATACTGTAGATACATTAAGTAAATTTGGAACATCATTCCAGAAAAAAATAGTTACTTCACTTTTATTTAGAAAAACATTTTTACCATCAATATTTGATATATTAGATTCAAAGATATTTGATAGTGAGGCTGATAGGTGGTTAGTTACTACTATTAAAAAATATTTTTTAGAATTTAAAAAGAGTCCTACATTAGAAGTGTTAAAAATACTAATAGAAGATATAGATAGTGAAATTCTAAAAACTTCTGTTATACACAATCTTAAAGAAGTTTATAATAATAGAGAAGCTACAGATTTAGAGTTTGTTGAAAAAACAATACTTGAATTTTGTAGAAATCAATCATTAAAAAATGCAATTTTAAAATCAGTAGATTTATTACAGATTGGTGAGTATGAACAAATAAAAGCAGTAATTGATGAAGCTATGAAAGCGGGAACTGTTGCTGACTTAGGACACGACTATATTAAAAATGTGAAGGGTAGATTTGAAGAATCTGCTAGGACAACTGTTAAAACTCCCTGGGATGTAATTAATGAAGTTATGGATGGTGGATTAGGTAAGGGAGAATTGGGTGTTATTGTAGCACCAGCTGGTATAGGTAAGACATGGATGTTACAATGTATAGGAAGCGGATGTATTAAAAACGGATTAACTGCAGTACATTATACATTAGAATTAAATCAATCATATGTTGGATTAAGATATGATACTATATTAACAGGAATACCTACTGCAAATTTAAAATATAGTATTGAAGAAATTGAGAAGCAGGTTAATAAGTTGCCAGGTAATTTAATGATTAAACATTATCCTACCAGAAGTGCAAGTGTACAAACACTTGCAGCACATTTAAATCAATTAGAAATACAAAATATTATTCCCGATGTAATAATTGTAGACTATGCAGATATTTTAAGAGATACTAGTGGAATAAAAGAATATAGGTTAGCATTGGGAAATATATATGAAGATTTAAGGGGTATGGCGGGAGAGTATGATATACCAATATGGACTGCATCTCAAGCGAATAGAAGTTCATTAGAAGAAGATGTAATTGAAGCTGATAAAGTTGCTGAAGCATATAGTAAAGTTATGACGGCAGATTTTATTATGTCAGTAAGTAGAAAAGCAACTGATAAGATAGCTAATACAGGTAGAGTTCATGTTATTAAAAATAGATTTGGTATAGATGGTGTTACATATCCTGCAAATATTAATACTAATATTGGTAAAATAGAAATATTTGAAGGAAATTCGTGGCAAGGGAAAGAACAAACAAACAAGATGGATTCAGATGAGATGTTGACGGGCTTTTTAAAAAATAAGTACGATGATTTTAAAACCTCTGAAAAAAAACTTGAGGGATTTGAATAAAGTCTTAAAAAGTCTTAAAATGATTTTAATATATATTATAGTTAATAGTGTAAGTAAATTTATATAACATTAGTTTTTAAAATGGTAATGTGGAGTTGTTGAATGGAAAAATTTAAGTTGTCAGAAAATTTTGTAAGTAAGTATAAAAGGAAGAAAG